GATTTATTTCGCATAACCTGAACTATTTCATCTAACTTAATATTAGATAATCTAATTTTAGCATTTCTTAATTTAGCTGCTTTTTCTTTTTTTAACCTCATAACTACGTACTCAGGTTGGTTTATTCTTGTTGAAATTATAGAATAAATTATATAAGCATACATTGCATCTTCTGCCATTTTTGGAACTCTACTGTCTAAATCATAAGCTAAACCGTCTGATATGTATTCAAAAACAATCATTAAATTAGCTAAATTACTAGAAAAAGATAATTTGTTTTCTCTTTCATTTATATTAAACCAACCGTTCATTTGTGAAGCAGATGGTTCTAATCCATATCTTTGACCATAACCATATCCAGTTCCAAGTCCCCAGCCATAACCATAACCATACCAGTCTGGGTCTATGCCACCACTAATATCAGCATTAGTTAAATTGTTATCTATTAATGTCGTGTTGGCCTTATGCCATCTTTCTTGAGTTATTGAAGTTCCTTCTAAATCATTACCAAAATTATCAGTAGTAGGTATACCATCATCATCTTGTAAGTATGTATAATAAGGACTTATTGTTATATTATTTGTTGGATATATTATATGTTTAACACCTAAATCATCTACCCATGAACACCTAACATAGTTGACAAAATCTTGAGGTAAAACTATAGTTAAACCAGGAGGTATAGTTAACTCTGAAGATTTAATACTTTTTAAAGTATCATAACTAAATTCTTGCATTGCTCTTTTAGCATGAAAAATTACATCTGTTCTTTTTACATCTGAAATTAATTTATCTTTACCTACGTAACCTACTAAAAAATTATTTACTACATCATTTAATTTTAAATACTTATAACCACCATAGTTATCCTCTACAACTTCACCGTATGCTTTTTCAGCGGCAGTATTACCATACTTACCACCTGTTAACATTTTTAACTGTACTACGATAAAAACATTAGCACCTGGGTTTCCAGTTATAGTTACTATGTTATTTGCTAAGGTATATGCTGAAGTGTATTCAGACCAAGTACCTGGTGTACCTAAAGAACTTGTGTATATTTTAAAATTATTTAAAGAATAATCACTTGAAGTAGGGTCATAATTACCAAGATACAAGTCTGTATCAAATGTTGTAATAAGCTTTTGTCCAGCTGTATTACCTGCATCACCTCTAAAGTTTTGTGAACCTGAGTAATATTGCTGTGCTGTTTCGTTTATTAACCCGTTATTAGGTGGTTTTATTACGCTTGCCATAATTTATTATTGTTTTTCATTTATTTCATTAGCTGCTAGCTCTTGAGATGCAGCTTGTACTATCATAGGATCTTTTATTGTAATACCAGCATATTTTAATATTTCTAATATTACTGTGCTTTGCTCTGAAACATCTAGTTCAAAATCAACAGAACTTGTAGGATCCCATACATAATATCCAGTTGTTGAAGTAAAGTTCCAAATTACATCTGCTGGTTTTCTTATATATGACATTGTTACATCTGATGAAATAGTTTGTGGATATATTATTACTTTATAATCTTCATACACATATACAGGAAAGTATTCAGAAGGTTTAGTAATAGTAGACATGTTCATTTGAGCTAACTCATTTCTTTGAACTGATTGCACTTCTTTATCATCTTTATATAATACAGTTCCTAATTTGTAAAAGTCTTTTGGATATAATGTTATCAATAAAGTTGATCCTGCGGCTATAGAACCAGCTGTTAAATTAAATACACCGCCAGTTATATTGTAATTAGTGTAAGAAACTCCGTTAAGAGTTACTACTACGCTGCTAGTTTCTACTTGTGATTGTGTTATAGTTGTAAGTGTATAAGCGGTTTGCGTATTTACTGTAGCAAAGGTTTGTGTACCGCTTGCAACTCCTGAAGAAGATGGAGTTGTAAAATAATTAGGAGTGCTAACCACGTAAGCTGCACTTCCTAATACTCTAAATATTTCTAGTTTTTCTTGAACTGTTTTATATCTGTCACCATACTCACTTTCATTTTGTGGTACGCGCATTTGTTGATTTAATGTTTCAAAATAACTTTCAAATATTTCTAATTGAACTTGAGTAGCAATTTTATTAAACTCGTCAGGAGTTAAATAACCTCTTTGTTCTTTATTTATTATTAGTAAGACTGTTTTGTAAACTTTATCTACGTTTATAGCCATTTAATTTTTTTTTAAAATTATAGTGCAGGGCCAAAAGACCCTGACTATATTATTATAATTACAGGTATTTATAGTTTTTTATCTATAGATTTGTAAATTTCTACACCTTCATCTGTTTTGAAAAACGCAGCCATTGCTGAGTACGGGTTTTCATCAAAAGGAACATTCATAAGTTTTCTATTATTAGAAGCCCATGAAAAAGATCTTTGATCTTGAGATAATTTTATAATACCAACTTCAGTTGCTCTAATAGCTACATTTCTTAATTGAACATTTTCATCTTGTACTAAATCTATAAACAAAACAGGTTTTGATCTAGCAAATATAAGTAAATCTCTTCTTAATTCTTTAGAAGACATTGAGTTTACTTTTGATCCTATTTCAACACGAAGTATTGCTTCAGCTATATCTATATCTATTTCTCTAGCCATATTCAAAGCTGTTACTTGTAAATCAAGTAATGCTAATTCGTCTGTTGCTTCTTCTACAGCATCAAACTCTGAATAAATATTTTTTCTAGCTGGATGATATAATGATAACAACTTTTGTAAGTTTTGTTTTTCTTTAGGAACCATCAATACACCTTCTTTAAAAACAATATGACCTAATGTAGCCTCACCTTTTTGTTCATCAACAAAAGGAGAATCTTGATTTGTAGCATATCTTAATTCTCTTTGACTACCTTTTTTTTCATCAAAATATAACAAAGAGTGTTTACTGGTATGTTTTGATGGTATTGTAAATGTTAAAGGCGATTTATTATCCTGAAGATAATACCTTCTATCTTTTATTTCCCAACTTGGTTTAGTTGGTTTTTTTGGAGGTGCAACCTCTACAATTTTTTCTGCTGTTTCTTTTTTTGACATAATATAATATAATTAAATAATTAAAAGGTATATGGGCGCCGAAGCGCCCTAACCTTTATAAATCAACTACACACCTTTGAATAATACAAAGTTGTTAGCTGCTTGAGTTACTAGACATCTTTCTGATAAGAAGTTAACTTCCATAGCATCAAGAGTAGAAGTATAAGCACCGCCAACAGAACCTGTTAACCATGATTTCATTCTTCTATCATCAGCTTGAGAAGCTCTATATCTTACATGTAAGAAAGGTCTTCTGATATTTGTTCCAAGAATTTGGTCATAAACAGTTGAAGTTCCTGCAGGTACTAATACACCTTCAATTGAACTTACACCTGTCATAGCACCTCTTGTAGAAGCATCGTTTAAGTATTTCCAGTCAGTTTTGTAGAAGTCATAAGAACCTCTTCTAAATCCAGAAAAACCTAAATTTAAAGCCATTTCTTCAGAATTTTCAAATAGACCAAATGCAGTACCACCAGCATATCCACCTGAGATTTGCGCTAGCATATCATCAAAGTCAAGAGCTGTTTGTCTTTGTAAGAAAAGCATGTTTTCTTCAATTGCACCTTGTGTATCTAAGTTCTTAAGAATAGCATCAAATGAATCGATACCTGCTGAAGCAGTAAAGCCAGTGTTTACATTACCTCTATCTTCAATAGCAGCAAATAAACCTTGTGTACCTTTAGTAAGCGCTTTAATAGCAGCACCACCGTTAGCACTTAATTCACCTTCAACCATAGACATTTCTAGGTAGTCTTCAAATCTAAGTCTTGTTTCAGACTCAGCTTTTAAGTACCATAAATATCCAGATGTTCCGTCTTCAGTAGCAACTTCAACCCAGCCAATTTGAGCTGTATCAGAACCAGACACAACATATTTGCTTCTGATAATGATTGGTGAATTGTTATACTGTTGGAACGCAGGGTCAACACTAATGTATTGATCGCCAGTTACAGCACCTGCTGTGTCTGAAGCATTGCTTACAGACTGACCTTTTTGTACGTCAGAACCGTAAACAAAGATCTTACCAGTTGCAGCAAATCCTTGTAAATCAGCCGCTGTGTAAGGAAGAACGTTTAATACACCTGTAGCAGTATTACTAGCAGATACATAAGCTTTAATTTCTTTACCAGCTGCATCCATAATAACGATAGTACTCTTAGGAGATACTACGTTTTTTACTGTAGCAGTTACAGTAATTGTAACAGTGTTTACACCTGCACCATTTCCGATAGCAATACCATCATATGCAATGTGTAACCTGTTTTGCTCAGACCAAATAACCTGATCGGAAGTCATAGGCATTTCTGCACCTACCATTCTCAAGAATCCTGATAACGTTCTGTTTCCATAACGCTCAACTTCTTGTTCGTAGATTTCAGGAAGATACTGTTGCGCAAAATCCGCAAAATTATCTCCAGCCTTATCATTCCACTGTAAATAGTTACTGTTAAGTAACTCTTGTTTTTGTGATGGGACAATTTTCCCAAATTGTGGAGCTAAACTCATTTCTAATTGTTTTAATTGTTAAATTTTCTTGTTTTTATTCTAAGTTTTGAAGCATCAGAGCCACTTATTGCTTTAACTTTAATACCACCAACAAAAACATCTCCTGAGCTTTCTTTTCTAGGTTCAGTACTTAAATTTTTAGTTTTAGCAACTAAATCTTTAGTAGCATCTGCCTTTCCTTGCTCGTAAAAATGTTTTGCAATAGTATCAGAATTTCTAGCCGCATACATGGCTTTGTGGTATCCCTGTGGATCAACTAACATACCATCTTTGTCTAAGAACGTCTTTACAAAATTTGTAATGTCTATTTGATTTTCCACTATTTCGTTAGGATTTCTTACTCCGTACCTAAATTTTTTCTCACCTACTTTAAAATCAAAACCTTTGAATTCATCAGTAAAAGTATCTTTAGTTACTTTTTGAAAAACCTCTCTCTGTTGAGATAGTGTTTTCTGATCTTCGTTGTAACGGTTGAAAAAATCTATAGCTGCTTGCTGATCTTTGTTTACGTTTGATTTCAACTTGATTTCATCGTAATACTTAATTTTAAGATCATTTAAATAGCTTTTAGCTTTTCCAACTTCTTCTTTATGCGCGAGCTGTTTCTTTTTAATATCTCGCTCTTCGTCAACATCTTCATTTATTTTAAAGTTATCTTCTAATAAAAAATTAACTTCTTCATAAGTTAAATGTGGACGAGTATTTTTATAATATTCTCTTAACAACGCTTCGTTATCTATGTTGTCATAATCAGCGTTTAATCGAACGTAATCCTCAACAGTTCCTCCAGTTTCTTCCATAAATGAAACTAGCTTATCTACATTTTCAGGTAATTGTCTTAATGGTTGTTCTACTTTTTTAGTTTGTTCAACCTCTTTTTTTACCTCTTTTTCCTTATCTTCTTCTGTTACTGGTATTTCTTCAATAACATTCTCAACGGTGTCTTCGTGTGTTTGTCCCACTTCTTGCAGTCCCACCTCGGATCCTTCTTCGCGTAACACGCTGCTCTCTGTTTTTTCGTCTTGAATGGCATCTTTATTTTCTTTTTTTGTTAAATCAATTTTAACAGGTTCATCAGCTTTTTTAACTGCTGCTAAATCAATTTTTACTGTTTCTTCAGGAACACTAAGTTTTTTAGGTATTCTTTTCTTTTTAACTTTAAAGTCACCTTCCTGTTTAACAGGTTCATTTGTTTTTGTTTTTTCTGACATAATATAATATAATTAAATAATTAATAAATAGTTTATCTAGGTTCAAATTGCTCTAGATCAAAACCTCCTAAAGAATCAAAACCAGCAGATTCAAAATCTGTAGGTAAAGCATTGTTTTGTCTCTGTTGTATTAATTGAGACTCTTGTGTGCCTTGCATTTTAATTCTTTTATCTTTTCTACCTTCTATCTCTCTTTCTTTTGTTGTTTCAGCTTCAGCTTTAATTCTTGCTAACTGCATGTTATAACCAAACTCTTCAGCCATTAATTCTTTTTTAATACTTGCTTCTGTTTGCATTCTTTGTATTTCAAATTGAGATTTAGCTTGTTCAATCTGAACTTCTGTTTCAGCTAATGCTTGTTGTTTTTGCATTTCAGCTAAAGTTGCTTGTTCAGCCGCTTGAGCATTTGCTTGAGATTGAGCTTGTATATTAGCTTGTTGAGCAGCTTGATCTTTTTCTAATTTTTGTTTACGCTTTTGTTTTAATAATTGATTAGCAAGTTTTAAGTTTTTAACTTGTCTCACATCAATAGCGTCATCTAAATCAATTCCTCCTGATGCTAACGCAACTTGTATGTTTTGTTCTAATTGAGCTTTAGCTTCTTCGTCTGGTTCTAATTCTAAGAATATTCCAAAATCTTGTAGATTTTTTTCTTGTAATTCTTCTAATGTACCTGTATTATAAGCTGATATTGAATCTATTAAAGCTGCTCTAGTTAAAGGATATTGAAGAACATCTGCTATTCTTAAAGAAACATTTTCACATATTCTTAATGTTAAGTATAAACTTGCTTTCATTAAGTGTCTTAAAGCCGTGTTTGAATTAGCAGCTGCTATTTTTTGTAAACCTACTAAAGCTTTTACATCAGGAGTACTAGCATCTGTAGCTTCATTTAATCCGGTCACATCTCTTATCATTTGTAAATAGTATTGATAAGTTTGAATTAAACTACCAATTTTTTGACCACCTGAAGATGTTTGAAGTTCTTGAATAGGTACTTTAGCTCTATTAATATCTCCTTCTTGAGTCATAGATCTACCAACTATACTACCAGTTTGGAAATACATGTTTAATGCTTCTGCTGGGTTATAATTTGTACCATTACCTAAATCAACCTCTGCTAAACCATCAACATCAACAAAAACACCATCTGGTACCATTCGAGATAAAACTTGTTGAAGCTTTAAATGGGTTAACTGTATCATATCAGCAAAACCAGTAATACGACTTACTGTAGACTCAATCATACCTTTGTATAATTTAGGAGCACATATACAATAATTCATATTTACTCTACTAATGTTTGAATTAGGTCTAGTCATGTTTTCTGACAATTTCCAGTCTAACATCATTTCATGACCTAATATTTTAGCCCCTGTGTATAATACCTCTATTGACCTTCCAACTCTTTCAAAATTTTGATTAGGTTCTGGATTAAAAGTATCTGGCTTTTCTAGTGCTTTTTGTAAACCTTGTTCTGTTTGTTTTATTTTAAAAACTTGATTAGTATAAGTTTTATATTCAAAATACAACACCTGAACTTGATTGTAAGAATCTTGCTGTGCATAAAAATTTCTAGTATAATTTGCATTACCAGGAAATTTTTGTATTTTTTCTAATTCTTGATCTGATAACCATGGAAATTGTTTTTTAACCTCAACTAAACTAAGTGATTTAACTTCTCCAACATAATATATATCTTCAAAATTTGGATCATCAGTATAAGAATAAACTAAATTAGCTGGATCTACATAGTCAATATCTATTCCATTTGATAAATTAAAACTTGTTTTAGTAGCACCTATACCTATAACTGTTAAGTCTTCAATTAATCTTCTTTTTACTAATTCGTATTTATTAGCTTGTAAAACATTGTCTATAGCTTCTTCTTCTGCTATTTCTATAGACTGTTTATAGCTTAACTGCATATGCAAATCTAAATCTTCTTGAGTTTCTGGAATATTATTAGGGTCAGCAGAGTTAAAGAAATCCATACCTGTAGCTTCTTTTGTAGCTTGTATCATTTCTTTAGCATACATATCTCTCATGATAGCGTCTGCATATTTTGTTCTTTGCTTTAATGATTCTGGATCTTGAGCAAAAGCTTTTATATCAAAAATTCTTTGAGACATTCCGTTTACTATTATATCTACAAATTTAGGTATAATAGGTACTGGTTTCCAGTCTAAGTTTAAATAAGATAAATCTCCATTAACTGCTAATTCATCTTTATATTTTTGTACAGGTTGTTCGCCTCTTGCGTAAAGTCTTAGTCTATGAAAGTTTAACCAACTATTTTGGTATCTGTTTCCCATACCACCTCTATCTCCAGAAAACCATTCGCCTTCAATAGCTCTACCGACAGCATAACCGTATTCCATCGTTTGCTTTTCCTCATCTGGTACCACCTGACTAGGAAATGAACCTGCGTAATTGTATGTTATCATTTATTTTATTATTTTTGAAATATGTCCTTTATTACTGTATTTTTTAAAACCTAAAGGTTTTGGAGTTAATTCTCTTTTAAATATAGGTTTATACATGTTTTTATTACAACCCATAATAGCTAAACCAGAACTAATAGAAGCATCATGCTTTGTTCTATTGTTTATATCAAATTTAGCCCAATCCTCTAATGTTTTTTGAAAATAAGTATCACCATATCTTCCACCTAAATTACCAATGTAAGTTTCTATATATGATTCTATAGCGGCAGCATGTGCCTGTTTAATATCTTCGCTAGAATTAGGTATACCACCTATTTCTCTTTCAGTTACAGAAAGTTTTATTAACAACTTATCAGGTCTATTCATAGAAAAACCTCTATAACCTCTTCTTTTAAAATGATACAAAAGTCTAGGTTTGTTATTTTCTGCAAGTATTGGCATACCATAAAACACACAAGCCATTAAAACATCTTCAAAAAATATTTCAGCAGTTTGAGGTCTTGATATATATTCTAAAAAAAACATATTTGGTGGTACGTTTTCCATAGAAAATTTTGTAAGTCCGTGTAATGCTCCATTTGATCCTCTTGAATCTACTGTTCCAGATATATCATAAGGATCACATCCAAAACAACCAGTATGTTCATTACCTGGGTATCTTATACCGTTTTTCATTACAACATTGTTTTGTAGATTTATAGGAGGAACCCATGATATATTAAATCTACCATTGTTGTTTGGCATAAATATAACCTTAGTATCTTTTACACCGTTTTCCCATTGAAAAGAACCTTTAGTTACCATTTTATAACTTTCACAATCTTCATTAAAATCTATTTGTTCATAAATTTTAACTAGATTAAATAGTGATGACTTTGATTCATCTCTAAAAGCATGCTGTGTAGTTCTTGGAAATTGTCTATAAAATTCGTTTAAAGCGTTTTGATCTTGCTTTAATCCTTCAACTTCATTTTGCCAGTACTCAATAACTCCAATTTCAATTTTGTCTCCTTTGGGCCCAAGTGTGGGGTTGCTAGGTGTGTCGAACACAGGTAATCCATAAGAATCAATGTATCCTTCGTAGTTCCATTCCATAGGAATGAACAAAGAATAGAGTCCCGAACGAGTCTGTCCGTTGGCGTTTCGTTGCGTAACATTTGAGTCATCGTATAATTTTTTAAAGTTTTCACCACCTTTATCTAAAGAGTTTGATGTTGAACCCATCATACACTTACCAATAATTCTACTACCTAATCTTAATGTGGTTTTAGTAACCCTCCAGTTGTTGAGGATGTTGTTTGGCTTTTCCCATTTACCTGATTCATCATGAACGAGAAGTTTGAGTTTCTCTCCATCGTAGGAGTTATCACCTGTGTTTTTCCAGTCGATTGTGGTGTCCAAACCTTGTAGCTCCTCGGCTGATTCGTTGGTTTCGAGCTTACGTCTGGTAAATTTACTTGCTGGTACACGGTAGGCAAGTTCGGTCTTTGGACGGTCCATTCCATCCTGGATAGGTTTGAAAAAGAAGGGATAATTAACCGATATTGGAACCACTTTGTCTGTGAACATTTTCTTTGCATCAGGACCGGACTTTGATAATACACCATACCTACTGTCTGAGGATATGGTTGCCAAGTTAACCACCTCTCCTGAGGCCATAAACGAAAACCCAGAACGTCTGTTTTTAAGGTAACACATCCCGTAGCATCGGGTATCTGCTTTGCAAGCTTCCCAGAAAATAAAGAATAATCTATTTGCTTCCCGAAAGTCTGGTGCCCCGACGTCAATTTTAGACCACTGCAAGTACATGTAATGAGTACCAGTAATGTAAGTAGGATTTTTTTTATTATAAAACCAAAAACCTTCTTCTCTACGAGTAAACTCTTTATCAATGTAATCATACCATTTTTCTTTAAAATCTTCTGGATACTGCCTCCAATCAAAAACAGTTTTTATTTTTGATAATATTTTAGGATATTCAGTTTTTTCCCATTTATTTTTAGTAAAACTATGTATTTCTTTTTTTTTAGGTAAAGCTATTTTTAAATCTTGTATTTCATAAATATCACCTATTTCACCAGTTTTACTAATAACTATAACATCGTGTTCCTTGTTGTAACCATATTTCCACTTTTTGTTTTTATTATTTCTTTTTACAATATGTGGTTTAATATAATTTTCTAGTATTTTATATAAAGTTTGAGTATACATTATTTAGATCTTCCTTCTGCAAAACCTTTAAAAGTTTTATCTTTTTTAACTTCTTCTTTAGGTTTATCTTCTAACATATTTTTTTCTTCTTCAATACGATTAAGTATTTCAAAAGCATCAAATATAGCTAGCTTTTTAGTAGCAGCTGCGTTTTTTAATCTATCAGCTGTTATATCATCTCCACTGTCTACTATTGGTTCTTTAGCAACTTTAATTAGCTCTTCAACCGCGACTTGCCCAGCTTGGATTATACTCTTCTTGGTCTCCTTTGTTTTCATACTTAATTACAATATCATTAGATTTCATACAGTATAAACGTTCGTTTTCTATAATAAATTCCCATTCACCATAGGGAGTGTAACCAATTAAGTCTCCTGGGTGTATTTCTTTACTCTCTAACGAACTATTACCATATTTTAATACCCCTATAAGTTTTTGTTCTTTTTCACCGCTTAAAATTGAATTATTTTTTAATGGCTTTACAAAACACCTATCATTAAAACTTTTCCAAGTTTCATTGTTTTTATATAAATATATTTGATCAGGTTGACAAAAGTACATGTTGTCTTTAAACCAAGATCTACTTTTTTTTTGTTTACCTTTAGTATCGTAAAAAATTCTAAAAACATTTTGATGAATCACTACTGTGTCTCCTACAGATATTCCAGTATAATAAGCTAATGGACATGCTTTAACTATAGCCTGTCTATTAACAAATTTAAAACTTTCTACTTTAGTATTTAAAATTAGTTTTTTATCTTTTACTTGAACAACATTATTATATGTTTCACCCAGGGGTTCTACGATAAAATCATATAAACTTTTCATTAGTACTCTAAATCATACTCAACAGATATAGCCATGTTAGAATTAAATTTTTTCCATGCAAGTACCTCGTTGTTTTTCTTTATATAAATATTATAAGAATTATCTTCAGGTTCTAAAATAATATAAGATATTATATGGCCACCATACACTTGCTGTCCAACAGCATAGTGCATAGCGTCATTTTTATAATCAGAACCAATACTTATTTTTCTAATATTACTTGTCACCTTCTTTTTCCTCTTCTATATTAGAATAAGTACCATCAGATAAATTAATGTTTATTTTTCCATACTCATCTTCTAGTTCTTTTTTAGTTTCTTCAATAACTTTAGACAAGTCATTAATTTTTTGGTGCACATTATGTTTTTGAACATCTAAAACACCTAGTGATCTTAGCATGTCACTAAGTTCAACTTGTTGTTTATTTATTTTTTCTAACTGTTCTTCAGTAATTTTTTTAACTTCTTTACTCATGATTTTAATTTAATTTAATTGTTATTGTTTATTTATTGTAGCAATACTACATCTCCTGCAGTAGTGCCGGTACTATTCAGTGATTTATAAGCAAATGGTATTGCTCCTTGACCAGCTGTTACTTTTATTGTTGACTCAGATTCATCTGATGCTAATACACCTACTATATTACCTGCTGTTCCTCCTACGTATATAGAAACACACTCATTATTCCAGTATTTTGTAGATATAGGAAAATCAAGTTGAGCAGCTTGTAAAGTAACGGTAACTACACCTGATATTGGGTTTTGACCATCACCTCCTAAAGGTGCTAATGCCGCCGCGTTAAATACAAATGTTTCACCAACTAAAGCTTTATTATATGCTTTTGGTCCAACGTATGTAGCTTTAACACTATTAACAGAAGCGTTAGGCGTGCTAGAGTCAGTAGTTAATGTAAATTGATAATCTGTAGATTTAACATATGCTGTTCCGCTAGAAGGAACACATATAGCTGTTTGTGAAGCCGCTAAATTAGCGCTAGTATTACCGCTAAGATTTAAAGCGGTATCTTCTTTTACTGTACTAGCAACAAAAGGTATTGCTTTAGTTGCGAAATCACTTTGATTTGCTGTATAATTTCCCATTATTTTTGTGTTTTATTTTTGTTTAAATATGTTACTTGCTTTTTCTGTTGTGCGTCCACCAAAATAGGCTAAGACGACTGACATCATTATTTTTTCGAAAGTATCATTCCATAATTCATTTATATGAAACGGTAGCGTTTCTATACTGTCTAAAATTCCTGCCATTGAAAATATAACAATACACCATACTAATACTAGTGGGCGTACATTTTTACTTAGCCATGAATCAGACATAGAATCTGCTTTCCATCTTGACGTAATAGCTTCTATTTCCTTATTCTGTTGTTCAAATATAATTTGTTGTAATTTAACTTTATCATCCGCAGGTGCATCTGATTTAGTTATAGCTTCAATAGCTTCTCTTGGTGATGTAACACCTTGTAATACGTTTCCTAATGTAGGGTTGATTACAGAAGCTGCGCCAAATAATAATTGACCAACAGTTGTATCTTTAAATTTCTTTTTTGACATTTTTTATAATCACTTAATTTACAGTGTTTTTACTTTTTCTTTTTTGATGCGTTTATTACCATAGGTTTTGTGCCTGAGCCTATTCCTCCACCTGCATCATGAATATTATAAAACTCTTGCATAAATTCTATATCTTCTTCTGGTATATAATCTCTATATTCATCAGGTGTAAAATAAAAACGATCATATAGTTTTAAACCACCACCACCTAAAGCTTTAGCACCTCTATTTAATAATTGTGCTCTTTGATAAGCTCTAGGATCAATGTTATCATCAGGGTTTTCACCCCACTTATCCTTATAACCTCCGCGGCCATGTACTTGGAAATCCCACACATCTTGTATACCTGCATAAGGTAAGTTATTGTCTGTGCTTAATCCAGCAGCCATAGCGCCATAATCTACACCCAGCATATTACTTACCGCACCACTTTCTTTACCACTACCATAAAATGTTTTACCTTTATATAAATCACTAAAAGCATTGTTTAAGTTATTTTTATTTGCAACACCTTCAAAACGCAGGTTTGATTTTTCGTCAGACTGAACTATGTTTGATTCATCAGCATAATTTTGTATATACTCAGGTGTTTGCGTCATTATGTAATCTATAAAATAAGGCATATTTTGCCTACGAGTTCTATTAGCAAACTTATTATAAGTTTTATCCCATTCTTCATCTGAAGCATCTAGTGGTACTTGAGTAGAATACATCTCCGCCGCTTCATCTTTTTGGTTTAAACCTTTATCAAAATCATCACCTTTAACACTATAGCTGTCTTTAATCCAAGGGTATTTTTCTGATTTAGCTGTATAAGGAGAAGGTTTTAAACGCGGATCTATTTCACCTAAAAAAGCTTTGTTTATATTTAAAGGTTCTGGTCTCCATTGAGTCCACTCAGCACCTCTATATTCTTCATGAGGATCCAGTGAACGCTCATCATCATTATCTCCAGTATTAAGTAAATTCTTCCCAAAATACTTATTTATTGCTTCGTTGATATTAAAAGCACCTGCACCTCCACCAGAAGCTTGCATAGCTAAATCCATAACATTTCTTGAAAAATCTGGAAACTTCTTTGTTAAATAATCAGTTATACCAGGATTATTATATGCAATTTGCATAACTTTATCTAAAACACCGACATCTCCAGGATTATTTTTTTCCCATTCACGAAGTTGTTTGTTTAAATTTGGATTTATATTAATACTAGCATTATATTCTTCTGGATTTCTAGGATCTGGTAATTTACTTATATCTTGTAATGTAGCTTTTTGACCCTTGTTTAATACATCTGAATATATTGGACGCGAAGGGTTTCGTGAATCTAAGTCATGATCTTGTTTTAAAGGAGATATTACTCTACCATCACGACCTAATGTTCTTTGACTGTTGGTTGTGTGTTTATTTGTAAAAGGATTTTTTACTTTAAAAGCCATTATGAATACATTTGTTTATTTTGTTCTATATCACCTAACATCTCTTTACCTGATAATTGATTCCATTTAGTAATACCTGGAGTTTTTTGTTCTTTACTAGCCATTGTATTAATAGCTTCTAAAAGTTTTTCTGGGTCATAATAAAACATAGAATCATTTGAATGTAAGTCTTTATCCTGCATCCATTTTTTTAACGTAGGCATATTAATTTGATCCCCATATTCTAAACCCGCTTTATCAAAAGCTCTTATTCTAAAATCTTGAAAATTAGCATGACCTTCAACTCCACTTCTCAAATACTCTGTTAAATCTCTATTATCACTACCAGGCCCCTCTGTTGGTCTTACAGGTTCTCCCAGTGTTCTATTAAAGTATGGTGTACCCATTTCATCAGCACCACTTGCGTGCAGCATTTCATGCTCTATTATACTTGGATCATTACCGGAAACAGTTATTGTACCTCCTCCTTGATCAATATTGTGATGGTACCTAGGCGCACTATATCTACCTGCATCAAGCATAGAGCTCTTCTTTTTTATGTTTGTATGTAAAGCCGTATTTTTAATAGCCTCTAAATCTCTATTGTCTACTTTTTCTCCTGTTCCAAAATACCATTGCTCAAGTGCTCTTTTTTGAAATTCTGGATCTTCAAACCTTTGTGCAAAATTTTGTTTAGCTTTTTGAGAGATTTCTGCAAAAGCATCAGCATTATACTCTCCTGTAGGATTTATAGGATCATACAAGTCTTCAGGTGTTTCCAAGTCATAGTTTAAACCTCTATATTCTGCGTTGCTAGCTGTATCCATTCCACCAACAAGAAATTTAGGATTTCCATCTTTATCATACTCTGAGCTTATTATTTTTTTACTCCCTTCAATAGGTTTAAAATCTTCATCACGCTTACTGTTCCAGAAATATTTTGTAGATGCTGGGTATCTGGTACCCATAATATTTGTTACGGGTTGAAAAGTTGGATCTTCTTTTTTATTATAAGGATCTTTTTTAGTGTAACGTGATCTTATTAATTCCTTTTTCACGTTAGGATCTTCTGTAAACGGACCTATAAATGGATTACGTACATCATCTATAATTACAGTTTCATTAGGATCTATTGGTGGAGCTGGTTGAGGTCCAAACTGTTCTTGATGATTTTGTTTTAATGGTGTTTTTAAAGGGTTTTTTAATTTAAAAGCCACTATGAATTATTATAAGCTTTTTGCTCCCATTTAAATCCTGGCCAACCTTCAGGTTTCCATTCACCTTCATACTTTATTTTACCGTCTTTACGAGCATATGATTTTCCATCATATATTAATTCATTATCATTGTAGTCTAAACCTTTAGCGCCATCTGATGCTCTATAATCTTTTATATCTTGTAAATGAATTAACTCGTGGTTAATAGTATCTTCTTGTTGAGCTGGAGACATTTCTCTATCAACTAATATACTACCATTTTTTGTGGCAACACCTAATGTTCCTTCTTCCATCTCCATGTTGTATATAGGTGTGTTTAATGTACACGTGCAATAAGGTGCACCTTTCATTTTAAATGCCATAATATTTTTTTATAACAGCCCCGGTAAAAACCGGAGCTTATTATTTTAAAGAATCCTATTTATGTCCTGGACCACAATGTCTAAGCATCGAAGGTCTACCACCTAATTTAGGTGCTACACCATGATTTTTTCCATGCTCTTTAGCAGGGTGAGATACATTACCTTTCATGTAATCTCTATGTGTTGCAGATTGATCTTCGTGAGATGAACCGCTATGCCCATGATAACCTTTGTCAGTACCTTTATAGTTTGCATAATCTATATGAGTAGCTGATTGATCACGTTTCATGGATCCATGTTTTTTAACTGGATAATCCAATTTTTTATTTGGTACGTCAAAACCTAAACTTCCATCTTTATCTCCAACATATGATTTACCTGTAAGATTCATGTCATCACTTAATACCGGATTTGACAAGTCTTCACTCATCATTGCTGGGTGCGGGTGCGCATGAGAACCTTTATCTGTGTCATAATTTTTAGCTGGATGATGAGTTTCATCATTTTCTAAATAATGTAATCTAGCAGAAGCTGTAAGATCTTTATCGTGTGCCATCTTAGCGTCGTAATGCTCTTCTTGTCTTTTTGAAAAACGAGGATGGTTTCCTGAATAATTTCCCATTTTTTTAGTTTTAATAAAACCCTGCTAGAAAACTAACAGGGAATTATGATTAATAATTTAAGTTAAGCTACAACGATTGCAGTTACTTTTACACCTGTAGTATTTTGTACGATTGACATAATACCGCCTGGGTTAGCAGTAACAGCTGAAATAAATTGATCAGCCCACTCTTTACCTTTTCCAGTAGTTGTGAATAAATAACTTTTTCCAGAGTCAGTATAAACTGTCCACTTGTTAGCGTCGCCGCCTCCGTTTGCCAATCCTTGGAATACAGATACAACGCCACCAATTAAAACGTCTGATGTTTGGTTAGCAACATTTACGTCTGCTGCTTTAATTTTAATGTAATTTGCCATAATTTTTGTGTTAATGTTTGTGTTAATGTTAAATGTTAATGTTGAGTTTTATACAGCTCTCTTACTGTTATCCTTTTGCAAGTTGAGTTATAGGTCCTGCTTTATACGAACAAGGAGCTTTTAATACTTCTTTACCGTATATACCTGAACTTAAACCTTCACCATGAGGTCTACCTACTTGATCTAGTGGACCATCCCATATATGAGATTCACCTACTATACCAACTTTACTTCCTGGTTTTAATTTTTCCATTGCTGGATCATATTTTTTATGATTCATAATTTTTGTGTTAAACTGGTTTGTATAATTGTTCTAATTTATTTTGAGGTTGCTCTACACTTGACATTACCTCGTTTATTACTTCATTTTTAAACTCTGACTTATTAGCAGGATTTATTTCTGATGAAAAAGTGTTAACAGATTCTTTTGCTTGATTAACATTTTCTACTAAAGGTTTGCCTGAATTTATAGCATTTTGTTGCATAACTCCTTTCGATGCATTCCCTAATAATTTATTTCCTTGCATACTTAATCCAGAAAGATTTAAAGTATCATTTGATCCTTGATTCCAATGCGTATTATTTGGTAAATATGTTGGAACAAAAGCGTTTGGATTTTGCGCTGATTGAGAAGTTCTATCCATGTTGCCAGATAAAAAACTTTCAGGAGTAGCAAATTGTTGATAATTTGTATTGTTTAAAAAACTTTCATGAGGAAGCATTTTTACTGGAGGTACTTTGTACGATATTTTTCTTCTTCTTGCCATTATAACCAGTTTTTAGGGTTTATTTTATCTATTATATTTCCTCCTGCTCTAGCATTTTGATTGTCTTGGAAATTTTTCATTTTTTTTCTTAATCTCGCCTCTTTAGCAGTCTTACCTTTATCTACAGCATCATCTATTCTTGCTTGTATAGATTTTTCATTTCTTTTATTAAATCCAAATTTGTTTTTATGTTCACCCGTATCTTTCTTTAAATTTTCATCGTCCATAAAGCTATATGGATTTATAGTATTAGAGTTATCATTAGCGTTAGAAGACGTGGTTGATTGAGGATTTGAATAACTACCAGAATTAAAATTTTGAATATTTGGAGATGGAAGGTTAACACTTGAACCCATGCTAGAACTTCCGGCAGGAACATTTCCATGATAACTTTTACTAGTTGGATTTAATTGATTTTTAATTTGATTAATAACATCCATAGCATTGTAAGCAGCTTTTGATGCACCGATAGATATGTTTTTAACTGGATGCGATCTAAGTTTTTCAGCCTTGTTATAACTAACATCATTACCTACAGTACCAGGACTATTCATGGAACGCATTTTATTCCAACCACCTGAATGCATCATATCACTACCACAGTGTTGCAATGGATGCGGCATTGCTCTATCTTCTGCATTGCCAAACATTTTTAATGCTGCATCTATTTCTTTATTTTTAAAACCCATTTTATCTATTTTTATCTGTATTAACGTTATATATAGAAGTTCTTAAAACTTTATTACTATATGTATTTTTTCTCATTATAATGTTTCTTCTTTCACTAGTTGGTATATCTTCATGACCTAACATTATTTTGTAAATTTTATTTATAAGTCTTCTGCATTTAAAAGAAGTTTTATAAATATTATACTTTTGTGTAGTTCTATTTCTTTTTCTCCATACATTTATCCATTCTTCTTTAATCAATTTGTTCCATCTTTTTTTATTCCAACTATAAGAATATGAACCTTTTTTAAAATCACTTATTTTAAATAAACTAATACAATCTAAGTATATTAATAATTCTAAGTCAGCATCATTTAAGCCGTTGTTCTTACAAGCCCATTTGCGTATTATACGGTAATGTTTAAGTAGATTTAGATTTTTTAAATCATCTACGTCTAGCCTTTTCATAAAACAACGACAACATCTTGTGATTTTATAACATGATATGTAGTATCTTCAACTTCAATTTTATGACCTGCGTGTCTATCAAAATAAATAACATCATTTTTATTTAACCCATTTATTTCGTCACCTACAGATAATATTTTAGCTTTAGTATACCTAACATCTTCTTTGTGTTTTTCAGCAAGTAACAAACCACCTTTTGTTTTAGTAGTTCCTTGTTTAGCTTTTTCTATTATTAAATTTCTACCTATTGCCTTCATCAATTCTTAAATTATTAATTACACAATCTGTAGATAAAATAGTAGTAGCTACTGAAGCTGCGTTTTTTAACGCACTTTTAGTTACTAGTAAAGGATCTATAATTCCAGCATCAACCATATGTACAATCTCTCCATTTAATACATTTGTTCCATATCCATCTTTAGCTGGTAACATTATTTCTTCTACACCAGCATTTAATAAAATAATTTTATATGGAGAAATTATTGAAGCTGTTAATATTTTTTCACCTTTATTTTTTTCATCTACTCTCATAGCTGCGTTTAATAAAGCTACTCCACCACCCGGCACAATACCTTCTTTTATCGCAGCTTTAGTTGCACAAATAGCGTCTTCTGCTCTGTCAAGTTTTTCTTTTAACTCTACTTCAGAATTAGCACCTATTTTTACAACAGCTATTTTAGCAGCTAACCTTGCTAGTCTTTTTTCTAAACTTATAAGTTTTTCAGGAATCTTACAAGTTTTTAATTCTTTTTTTAATTCTTTAATTATAGATAAAGTTTCAGGTTTTGTTTCTTGAATTTGTATTATTGTTTCATCAAAACTTGTAATACTTTTAGAACAACTTCCTAAAAAGTTAATATCTATAGTTTCCATGTTATCTCCTAAGTCTTCATTTATAACAACAGAATTAGTTAATAAAGCAATATCATCTAATATTTGTTTTCTATTTATTCCTAAAACCGGAGCATCAATCACGTTAACCTTTATATTACCTTTAGTTTTATTCATAGCTAGTGCTGTTAAAACTTCAGGTTCTAAATCACCTATAATTAAAAGTGGTTTTTTATTTTTAATTACATATTCTAGTACACTTTGTATTTGTCTAATACTAGATATTTGAGAATCAATAATAAGAACAGCTGGGTTATCTAATTCAGCTGTCTTTTTTTCTTTATTAGTTATAAAATGAGGACTAGTAATTCCTTTTGGATATTGAGCTCCATCTATAATTTCTACTTTTGTTTCTCCAGATTCTGAAACTTCCATCATAACTACACCTGTTTTGTCTACTTCTCTAAAAGCATCAGCAATTAATTTTCCTAAAACATTATCATTATTTGTAGATATAGTAGCTACATTATCCAGCATTTTATCTTGTACTGGTATAGATACAGTGTCTAAATATTTTAAAACTTTTTCAACAGCTGTGTTTATACCTTCTTTTATTTCTCTTACATTTTGTTTATCTAAAACACTGTAAGCTTGTTTAAGTATAGCGTGTGCTAATACTGTTGCGGTTGTTGTACCATCTCCAGCTTCTTGTACGGTTTTTTTAGCTGCTTGTTTTAAAAGAGTTGCACCCATGTTTTCAACAGGATCTCTTAATATTATATTTTCAGCAACAGTAACTCCGTCTTTTGTAATAATAGGATTACCTCCAGCATCTTCAAGTATTACACATTTACCGCTAGCCCCAAGAGTGGAGCTAACAGCATTTGTGAGTTTTTCAATACCTTCAAATATTTTTGTCTTAGCTTCGTCACCAAAGTTAAGATTTTTAACTATCATATTTGACATAATTTAATTTAATTTAATTTAATTTTATTTAAAGGTTTTAACGACTTTAGGGCCTTTTAAAAAATCTACTTTTTTAGCATAATGCTCTACTGATCCATCAATAGCGCTTTCTGCTCCTTCCATAGTTTCTCGCCTTGTAACGTCGTTCCAAGTATCTTCATTTGGATCTTGGTATTCAGTTTGATAAAAACCGTTTGGTAATTGGGTTATTCTCCAGTTCTTTTTTTCTGAAAGATGTTTCCAAAGGTTAATGGTTTCTTCTGAAATTTGTGGTTGACTATTCCACGTTCTAGTCTGATAATAAAACGTCATAATTTTGGTTTTAAGTTTATATTTGGTTTATTGCTCTACCCGAGCCGGGTGTATTACTATTATTACTGGTTTTAAGTGTAATTTACTATTTAGATATGTCTACTTTTTGACCAAGTAGTTCTTTTAAGTTTTTTTGGCCTTTTGTTTTAATTTTTTTAAGCAACCATTCTTCTAAAGATTTATCTTCTATTTTATCTTTTTTAGTTATATTTTTAGTTCCTTTTATAAAAGCCATTTGGTTAAATTCATTGTGAGCTATATATTTATAATCTACACGTACTATTTTACCTTTTTCTTTTATTATATCCTGTATCTTTAAATCGTATCTATTCATGTTATTTAATTTAATTTTAATGGTTCTTTAGTATATTCTCTTCCTTTAGGATCAAATTTTTCACACATCCAAAAAAGTCCATCAGACTTCCATTGACCATGCCATCTTGGAGCGCCCTCATGTGCTTTACAGTCATGTTTTGCAAACTCCCATATTCTACTGGAGTTATCTTTTATTTCGTTTAAAGATTTTACATAGTATAAATCAAAAGGTCCTAATTTTGCAGCTTCTTCCATTAATGGAATTAAATCATCACCAATTGTTCCTGTTATACAAATATCTATATCAGTTGTTTTCCAACCTTGCAAAAGACCTCCAACTAAATATAATTCGTATCCGTCCCAATCTAGTTTTAATAAATCTTCTAAACAACCTTTATATAAATTATCATCTGTGCTTTCCATCCAAGGAATAAATGTGTATCCTCCATTTACATATCTTGTTTCTCCATCTGTTTTAAGATTCAGGTCTTTTATATCTATATTTTCAAAATATCCCATATTATATATCGTAATCTGTTAATTCTATTGCTACACCAAAAGAAACACCTGACCATGTTTTACTTGATGCGCTTTTTTGATAAGCAAATGATAATTCATCTCCAGCAGAAAATGTATTAGAAGATGTTGGACTCCATTCTATTTTACTACTTGATATAGTTAATTCACTACTACTTGCTTGTTGAGAGCCATTTACATATAAAAACAATTGAGTTGTAAAACTACTACTTGGAGAACCACTTACGTTTTTCATAACAATTTTAGTGAGTTTTCCAGCGTAAGGCATAGTTATATAATGATAATAAGTTTTAGAAGAAACTGTAGCTTCATTGTTATT